TAAACGTCGTGGCGCTGTGCGTAAAGCCAAACTGTACTACCTGCGTGAGCGTACTGGTAAGTCTGCTCGTATTAAAGAGCGTCTTAACTAAGGTATCGCTAACGCGACATCTAAAAGTTAATATATATCAGGGGGTTAGCGATAAGCTAACCCCCTTTTTTGTTCGTAGTCCACGCTTTGCCTACAGAGAAATATTATTGTGGGCATTTCTGACCACGGCCATAAAAAAACCCGCTTTCGCGGGCTTCATTAGTGGAGTAGGGAGGGTTGTTGCTCATGGCTGGTATGTAACGGCGCTCTGTTGATTTGACCGGGCTCTACAATTATTCCAGCTACGCTTTCATGTGTCTTGAATGTGCAGCTGCAATTTATATTTTGACACTGGTGATAGCGTTCTTTTGTTTCGCGGGAGATGTACCGACTACTTTTAGCGTGGGCGGCAGTCTGGCACTTTGGGCAATGCATCATTTATGGCTTTCCTTGAGCAAACGAAGCGAGCAGCTTTTAGCCTATTCTGCATTTGTAAGATTAATATTGCAAATTTAAGTTTCATCTCATTTACACCTCTTCATCATCTGCTGCGTCATCCTCTTCTGCTGTGTACTCAACATCAGACAGCAATACCTCGAAATCAAGCGTCGTTGTATAACCGCTACTGCTCAGGCTGTGCGAAACCTTACTGATAATCCACGGCTGCGCATCGATCACTGATTTAAAGCCGCTCACCCTGACCGGCGTCTCTGGGTACAGGTCGGCACGTCCCATCGCCAGCGTAAGCGAGAACTCAGCGACGCCGCGCTGCAGCTTATCCCACTTGGCTTTAGCGGCCCGCATCGCGGCCGCTTTCGTCGCATACACGGTCGTCAGCGTGAATATGTTGTCTTCCGTGCCTGCCAGATAATCACCTTCCCTAGCCTCCGGTGTTTTGGCCGTGGTCGTCTTTTTCTTTTTAGCCGCCGGGTGCTCCAGCGCGCGCAGGTGCTTTTCTTTCGGTTTGCGCTTTACCTTAACTTTCTTAGGCTTAGGGTCTTTGGTATGCAGCCAGCTCGCCGATACGCCGGTATATGCGCCACGGTCGGCAATGCTGAAGCTGTGCCGGTCGCCATCCTGGCGCGTGATAGTCATCTGCGGTATTGGCTTGCCGCTGGCGGTGACGCCGTTACCGGGCCGGATAAACAGAAGCCGTCCGGCCTTCACTGCCGCAACCGCACCGTATAACGTGGCGAGGCGCGTCAGGAATTTAGCGTCTGTCTCCTGCGTCTGGTCGATGTGAGCCACGGCAATTCCGGCGAATCCATCGGCCAGCATGGGCCTAAGGTTATTGCGCCCGGCTATCTGCGTGACGACCTCCCCCAGAGTTGTGTCATGATAGGACATCTCCCGGCGGGAATTGAGCGAGCCACGGAAATCAGCACTGCGGGCGCGGATTGTCATGGTGTCCGGCGCGCCGTGGTGCTCAACCTCATCAACGGTGAAATCACCTTTACCGAAAAGCGTCTGGCCTTTCCAGCCGAGAAACAGCGTTATCATTGCGCCGCGTACCGGCATTGCCAGCTGGCCGTCGGCGTCGTCCAGCTCAATATCCAGCTGGTCAGCCTCAAAGCCGCGATTGTCGGTCAGCGTCATCGAGATAAGGCGATCCCGGATATTGGTTGTGACATCTTTAGAGTTAACCTTCAGCATGAAATCCGGCGTCAGCTGCGCCCCGGCCTGCACCGGCAGGCTGCTTATCCCGATCATCCGAGCAGCCCCCCTGCAGTTGAAATCAGGCTACCGGCCGCCGACTTCACGCCGTCGATTGCTGACGTGAGCTGCCCCGGCAGGCTGGCAGATCCGCTGATAAGCCCGTCAGCCTGTTTCTTCAGATCGCCAAACATAGAGGTAAGCGACTCATCAACGCGCTTCAGGCTCAGGGTAAACATGATTTTGCTGGCCGTTCCGTTTGGGTAGAACTCGCTGAAGGTGTTAGAAATACTCTCGATCACGTACATACCGTAAATCATGCCGCTGCCGCCAATCAGCGGCCACGCCATGCCCTCGTCGGCCATCAGGCGGATTGTCATCAGCGACAGCGAGCCGCCCGTGATTTCAGGGCGCAGCTCCCCGGAAAGCGTGATTTTTTCATCGCCCGGCCCGATAAATTGCGCCGACGGACGCTGCCCGAACCGGCTGTTAGTGGGCCATCGATAATCAATATTCTGCTGCATATCCCCGTATGGCAGGGTCTGTCGCATAAACGGCATCATGCCGTAAATCATCATCATCGGTTAATCCTCCCAGCCCATTTTGCTGCGGTTCTGTGCCTGACGGTTGCGCTGCTCTTTTGCCTGGTGCTGCGCCATCAGTGCCATTGCGTCGTCCTTGGTCATGCCCTCGTGCATGTTGATTTCATACTGATAAGTATTCTGGCTGCGGTCGGTGAATCCGCTTCCCGCTGACGGGGCTGAAACCGGGCGGTAAGGCGCGCCACCGTAGGCGATGTTGTATTGCAGCCCGCCGGTATCTGCGCCCGCGCCGCCGGTCGCCACCGGATCAGGCGACGGCACCTTGTCTTTCAGGCCATCGGATTTCGTGTCGATAATGCCGAGCTTATCCAGCACCCAGTTAATGCCGCCCATCAGCTGATCGAGCGCGTGACTTGGAATTTTCAGCGCCTCGGCCAGCATGTTGCCGAATTTCTTTCCCATGTCTCCGGCGGCGGCGAGTTCGGTCTGCGTGGATTTAACCGGCTCAAGCAGTTTGCCGAACCAGTCCCACAGCTCTTTGACCTTGCCACCTATCCACTCAAACACCGGCTTTAGCGAACCGAAGGAATCACTGATCGGCCCCATCGCTGCGGTAAAGCCTTCGGCCATGCCCGCGATAAAGGCGCTGATAGGCTCCCAGTATTTGCGCACCAGTAGCGCCCCGGCCACGATTGCCGCCGCGACGGCCACCACCGGCAGCGTGATAGCGCCGAGCGCGGCCGTTATGGCTCCGCCCGCGATGCTGAATGCCGTGCCGAGGAAGCCAGCCCCGGCAATCAGGGTATTCACGCCCGCAATCACCGGCCAGGCTACCAGTCCGATAGCGCCCAGCGCCCCGGCCAGCATCAGCCCGCCCATGACAACTTTTGCCATACCGCCTGCCAGCTCAGGGTTAGCTTTAATCCAGCTATCAACCTTCAGCAGCAGCGCCGCCGTGTCCTGGGTAAGTGTGCGCAGGCTGCCATCGTTCTGATCAAACAGGTCGGTGCCGATAGCCTCATAAGCAGACTGCAGCTCTTTCAGTTCACCGCCGAGATTATCCTGCATGACCTGAACCAGCTCAGCGGTTTTGCCATCAGAGGCTTTAAACGTGGCGGTCAGCTGGTCGAGCTTGCCGGTTGAGGCGGCAGTCATCAGCACGGCGGCCGATGAGCTGGCCTCCTCGCCGAAGATGGTTTTCATGTACTCGGCGCGCTGGCCCGTTCCCAGCTTGTGACGATCAAAGCTCGCCTGCATTTCTTTCAGGATGGCGAATATCGGGCGGGTATTTCCTTTGCCGTCTGCCGTTTTAATCCCCAGCTCTTTGATAGCCTTGAATGATTCGCCGGTAGGAGCCTGCAGCCTGCTCAGCACGGCACGGCCTCCCGTACCGGCCATTGATCCGGTAATTTTGGCATCGTGTAATGCGCCGACCATTGCTGCCGCCTGCTCGATGCTGACGCCCGCGTTTTTCGCCACCGGGGCGACGTAGGTCAGTGCATCGCTCAGCCCGTCAAAGTCAGCGGCCGTTTTATTCATGGTCATCGACAGCACGTCGCCGATGTGTGCCACCTTATCGTTTGAAAGCTGGAAGGCTGACTTCATCCCCATCAGCAGCCCGGCGTTTTCCTCCATCGTGCGCTTGTTTGCCAGCGCCATGTTGAGCGTAACCGGCGTAACCGCCTGAACGGCAGCGGCATCGCCGCCGCCTTTGGCGATAACGATTTGCGCACCTGCTGCATCATCGGCAGACGCGGCCGTTGTATCACCCAGCTGACGCGCCTGCGCACGCAGGGCTTTCATTTCCGGCGATTCTTTTCCCACGCCGAGCACGGCCTGCAGCTCGGAATTTTTCTGTGCAAAGTCAAAGCCCGGCATCAGCAGCGAGGTTGCGGCCATGCCGCCAACCGTGGCGGCACCGATACCGGCCGCGCCCATATTGCGAACCTTGCCCGACAGCTCCTGCCCTTTGCGGTAGCGCTCGCTGGTCTGGTTCAGTCGCTCCTGCTGTGCATTCAGCCGCTGCAGCTCCATTTTCTGCCGACTCAGGCTGACGGTTGCCTGCGCCGAGGCGGATTTCAGGCGCTGCTGCTCGCTGCTCAGGGATTTGGTGGAAATCCCCGCCGCGTTAAGGGCCTCGCGCTGCTGCTGCACCGAAAGGCGCAGGCTGTTGGACTTCGTCTGCAGCTCAGACGCCGCCTGCCGGGCCTTTTCCAGTGCGCGGGCCTGCTGTGTCGTCGGGCGCTCAGTGTTTTTAAACTGCACGGCCAGCGCAGCCACCTCCTGCTTTGCGTCTTTGAGGCTCTGCTGCGTGACGGCCAGCTGCGCACTGGCCTTGCGAAAGCCATCAATTTTCCCGGCCTGCGCGTCCAGCTCCTTGATCGTCGTCTGCGTCTGGCGAATGTCAGACGACAGATTTTTAGCAGCGGTCTGCACGGCTTTGAAAGGGCGTGAGGCTTTGTCTACCGCATTCAGCAGCACCTGCACTTTAAGGTTATTGCTCATCCGGGGTTGCTCCGCTGCGGATAAAGGCTTTATGCCGCCAGCCCATCAGCTCGGCCAGCGGCATGCCGTACATCTCGGAGGGTTGCCAGTGAAATATCGTGGCAATGTCGGCCATCAGGTCGTTGACCGTCAGGCCGTGCGGCCAGTCTATTCGTCCGACTTCGACTGCAAAAAACCGATCACCTTTCCGCCCAGCGTAATCAGGTCAACCGGATCAAGGGCGTTACACTCGGCCTTTGTCAGGGTCGGCAGGGTAATGCGGGGCAGCACGGTCAGCAGCGCGTCAACATCCGACTGGCACAGATCGGCCAGTCGCACGCCGCGCAGGCTTCCGGCAGTCGGCTTAATCAGCTCCACACTTTTGATTTCGGTTTCGCCGCGCAGCAGCGGGGTTTCAAACTCAACAATATTTTCTTTCTTTTCCATGATAGTTCTCTGTTCACTGTAGTCAGGTAAAGCCAGCGGCGGGCGCTGGCGTCAGGGTTTATACCAGGCCGAGGTTTTTACGGCGCTGCTCAAGACGGTCAACGCCGTTAACCTTCTCCACCATGTTGATGGTGTCGATTTCGATCAGCTCTTTGCCGTTGAAGGTCAGCTTGTAATAGGTGTTTTTACTGGTGATTTTGGTTTCGGTGTCTTCGCCCTGTTTGGCCTCGCCGAAATCAAACGACTGATGCTTGCCGCGCACCTCAATCTCTACCGCGATTTCCTCGCCGGTATCGTCACGCTGGTAAGAGCCGGTAAAGCGCAGGGGAATGTCAGACGCACCCCACTGCGTGAGTACCAGCTCATCGATGCCGCCGATGCTCCATTCAACATCAAGCGCGTCATCTTCCAGACCGTTATCAATGAAGGCCGCGCCGCTCATGCCGCCCGCGCGGAACGGGTCGAGCTTGCGCGCCAGCTTCGGCAGGGTCACGGCGGTGACGACACCCTGATAGCTGTTGGCGTTATTAAAAAGGTTCATGCCCTTCAGTTTGCGTGGCAGTGCCATTTATCCGGCTCCTCAGCTGTTCACGGATGCGGCGAAGTTCGCCAGATAGGTGTCGGTAATGCGCTGGCGCAGGGTTAAATCTTCCAGCGGCGGAACCGGCGTATAGTCGTAATCAATAAAGAGCTTGCCTGCCTTCAGGGTGTCTTTATCGTTGGCGCTTTCGTCATACCAGGCTGATGCACCCAGCAGATAACCGGCGTTAACCAGCTCGCGGAATTTCGCGTTAATACCCGCGATAATCTCGCGCACCAGAACCGGAGTCAGAGGCTTATCAACCGCCCACATGTGCGCCTCGGCCATCGTGTCGGCCAGCACCTGCGCGGTGCGGGTGTAGTTCTCAAACTGAAACAGCGGGTCATCACTGCAGGTGCGGTTGCCCCAGAAGCGGAAACCGTCTTTACGGATCAGCGTGGTGACGTCGGCCTCGTTGAGCAGGTCGGCGTCGGTGCCGGTCTGCTGCAGATCCCAGAACACGGATGCAGAAATACCGGTCACGCCGTTGACGCCGACGTTAGACAGGGTTTTATGCCAGCCTGTGTCGTTGTCGATTTTTGCGCGCAGGCCCAGCGCGCGCGCGGTTGCAAAGGCGGTATCGGATTTGCTCGTCGTGGTGTTCCAGGCGAGAAAGTCGGGCCAGATAACCATGATTTCGCGCTGGCTGAAGTTCTGGCGGTACAGGCGGGCTTCGGAAATGGTTTTACATTCCCATGCTGACACGTAGGCAAAGGCGCGCAGCTGCTGCGCAATGCTGGCAAGCGCGGTTGCCACCGCCATTGAATCCAGCCCCGGCACGCCCAGGATGCGCGGTTTAACATCGAGCTGGGTCTGCGCGGCGAGCAGCGCTTTCATGCCGGTATACTGGCCGTTTTCATCCGTGCCGCCGATGATATTGGAAGTGGTTTCGGCTTCGTCGGCACCTTCAGCGACGCGCACGACGACGGTCACGGGTTTTGACTGGTCAGCAATGGCCTGCAGCGCACCAGCCAGCGTGCCTTTTTTACCGGCCTTGCCGACAGCTGCCTGCACGTTGGTGATAAGTACCGGCGTATTGAGCGGGAAGGTTGCCGCATCCGCATCCTGCGCGGTGCAGACCATGCCGACGATGGCAGTTGATACGGTTGTAATGGTGCGCGTGCCGTCGTTAACTTCGACGACGCGGACACCATGATGATAATCAGACATCTGATGCACTCCGTTTTGAGGGTGTGCTCAGGGTGTCAGGTCAGGTTTAGCGGTGCATCTGATGGGGGTTTGCTGGTCTGTCAGCAGACAGAATTAATAATCTGGTGCTGCCTGTCGGCCGGTATGTACCGGTAAAGGGTTTTTACTGATACCTCCAGCACAAGCGCAATCTGCTGCAGCGTCGCGCCGTTCGCCAGCATTCTTTCGGCTCGGCCGATCACGTCCGGCGTCATTATGCGACGCCTGCCGCCAATGCGCCCTTTATCCCGTGCAGCCGCCAGCCCCGCGCGGGTGCGCTCTATTATCAGCTCGCGCTCCATTTCAGCCAGCGCGCCCATAACGTGAAAGAAAAACCGGCCCATTGGCGTGCTGGTATCGATGCTGTCGGTCAGGCTGCGGAAGTTAACGCCACGTTCGCGCAGCTCCTCCGTCAGCATGACCAGGTGGCGCATACTCCTGCCGAGCCGGTCGAGCTTCCACACAATCAGCGTGTCGCCAGGCTGCAGGCAGCGCAGCGCCTTTTTCAGCCCCGGCCTTTCGCTGGTTTTGCCGCTTATCCTGTCTTCAAAAATCAGCTCACATTCTGCGCTCTGAAGCGCAACCCGCTGTAAATCCGTGTTCTGGTCATTTGTTGATACCCTGATATAGCCAATCAGCACGCTGGATTCTCCGCAAATGGCCGCAAGTGTGCCAGTGCGGCCCGGCGCAGGGCCAGGCGTTTGTTTCTCGTAAACCTCGGT